CGGATAAAACTCAACCCATACACCGACCCGGTTCTCGGAAGGGTGTTTACCGACAAAGTTACTGGAATGGACGGCGTGGATATTGCGTGCCGGGAGTTGATGATTGCGTCGCTCGCCAATTACCACCAGAGCACAACAGTGGACGCATTGACCGATGACAGGATGGAGAAAATTGCCACTACCATCTTTGATCGCAATCCTGAGTTGTTTGAGTGCGCACGGATGCCTGACCCTAAGAAGCTAGTCAAGAAATTCCTGAGCTACAAGAAGTACAGTTCAGGGCTACCCTTCAATGGAACTAGAGGCTTGCGCACAAGAGAAGACTTGAGACGCGCGGGCTGGATGGAACCATTGATAAACCTCGCAGTGCACGGCTTAGTGACAGGTGAGTATCTTCCGTCTTTGTTCCATGCTTTCCCGAAGAGCCAGATAGTGCCCTTGAGCAAGCTGGCCGCAAACCCCGCAAAGCTAAGGTCAATTACTGGCGCCAGTCCTATCGTCATGCTCCAGAGCCACATGTTGAACTGGGACCAGAACAACCGTCACAACCCAGCATCGATGGGCAAGCCGGGTATCCCTCTTAACGGCGAAGCTCTGTCCAAGGTGTTCGAGTCGATGGCGCGCATGGACAAAGTGATTTCGTTGGATGCAACAGCCTTTGACCGGAATTTAGTGCCTCAGACACTCGACATCATCAGAAGGTTGAGAGAGAAAGGTTACGATGACAGCCCTTTTGGGTCGGCTATGAAGAGACACATCATGCAGGCTTATTGCAGAACTGCCGAAGGGTACATCATCAACCTCATTTCGAAGCCGATGGGTAAGGTAGAGCACTCGATCGTGAAGGATCTAGACCCCAGGCGGAAGCAGGAATTCCGGGAGATTTGCGCTGCTGCTTCTACAAATCACCGATGCGCCCCAGGCGGAGTGGTCCACAAGTTGATAGGCGGTGCCACAGGGGACAGTGACGTGACGTTCAACAACACTATCGCAATGCAAGCAATCCTGATTGACGCGATCACCGCTACACAAGGGCACATTACATTAGACAACATCTGGGAATACATAGACATTGCAAATTTCTCTGATGATAACATGGTGGGGTACAACGGCACGATTGATTGGGAGGCAGTTTTCTTGTACGCGAAGAAAGTCCATAACACAACTATGAGGATCGAATCAAACGGCGACACGGTCTATGATCAGACCTTTCTGGCAAAGAAGCCTCTCCCGGTTGAGCAGTTTGCGGAAGAGTTCAAGCAATACGGGATAGACCCGCCAAGGTTCGCGATTGTTCACGACAAGGAGACGCTGATAATGAGGTTTTCTGAATACAAGCAACAGGCACGAGGCCACACAGTGAACCCTAAGCGCCATGCCTGGTACTTGAAGGAGCGGACGAAAGGTTATTTGTGGCTTTGTGCTCACCAGCCTGACGTCTACGAGAAGATACGCACGTTTAGCCAGGAGAGGATAAGGCAGCTTGACCCGTCAGCCAAGCCCAAGTTTCCGTCTTACGGAGAGGTACTGAGGAAATGGTACAAGCCCAAGAAGGAATTGCACTGGGCTGCCACTTCCATCAGGATGAAGCCCGTCTTGGCTACGAGTGTTGAACATCAGCTGGAAGCCATCATGGAAGGGTTTGACCGGTTTGCTTGGTCGTTGCCTGCCGGTGAACTTTCGTTAGTGAATGAAGCGGCACCTATCGCAGACGTCTCACGGTCTTACAACATATTCGAAGACCATGCATGGTGCACGTTCGTCAAAGCAACAGGGAGATCTCCGTCAAAAGAAGAAATGAAGCATGCGGTCAAATCAAGCCCGTTCTGTCAGTTCACGAACGTAGAAGTTTGGTACGATTCTTTCGCGGATGGAATGCCTATTGAGGGCCCTGAGTTGGAGTTGCTGGCAGATCAGGCTACGTGGAAGGTGGTGTTGTACACCGGCATATACCTAGGGACACACCACCTTGTGCGCGCTTTGCACGACATACCCATTGGGTCCTTGATCGCATGGGGGGTGAGGATGTACACTACAGCCTTACCCAGATTCTTCATGAGCTTGTCATACCTGCACTACCTTGGAAAAGGTACTGTGTCGACAGCGATCGCT